GCGTTTATGATCGGCTTACCCGCAGGCACGCAAGTCTGGATCGCCGCTGGCGTCACTGATATGCGCCGCGGCTTTGATGGTCTGGCGGCCATTGTGCAATCCAAGCTGGAAGAGAATCCGTTTAGCGGACATGTCTTTGTGTTCCGTGGTCGCCAAGGCGACCGCATTAAAGTCTTGTGGTGGAGTGGTGATGGTTTATGCTTGCTGGCCAAACGCTTGGAACACGGTCACTTCGTGTGGCCGCAGGCCACATCAGGTGCCGTGCATTTAACGACCGCGCAACTTTCTATGTTACTCGAAGGCATCGATTGGCGGCGCCCGATCAGAACGCATCAACCAACACAGGTGTGATGCCAAATAAGCGATAAATCCCGCTAAAATGACCGCTGTGAATGACGCGGTTATTGTGCTTATCCTATTGATTTTTATATCAATAATACGTGCAATCACGCCTGTTATTTGGTAAAATAGCACCATGCTGAACCGCCCCCAACTGCCTGATAACGTCAATGAATTACAGGCATTATTGTCAGCGCAATGGGCAGAAGTTAGCGCGTTGAAATCCGCGCACGATCAGTTGTTAGATGAGGCTGAATTGCTTAAATTAGAGCGCGACACCTTAAAGCTCACCGCCAGCGATCACCAGCAAGAAATCCAACGCTTAAGCCTGCTGCTGGATATGCTCAGACGCAAACTATTCGGTCAGAAGTCAGAGAAACTCAACCGGCAGATCGATCAGCTGGAACTAGCGCTTGAGGCCTTGCATATTACGCAAGGTGAGCGCATCCCTGCGCAACAACCGGAAGCTGAAGTAAAACCACCACGTATCGCACCACAGCGCCGTCCATTGCCTGAGCATTTGCCACGCGAGACACAAACCCATTTGCCAGAAGGCAACCTCTGTCCTGATTGCGGACTATCTTTGGAAGCAGCTCATGTATTAGGTGAAGACGTCAGCGAAGTGCTGGAATATGTCCCTGCCAGTTTCCGCGTCATTCGCCATGTCCGTCCACGCTTGGCTTGTTCTTGCGGCAACTGTATTGCGCAAGCCCCAGCGCCCAGTCGCCCAATTGCACGCAGCTTTGCAGGTGCCGGCTTACTGGCACACATCATGGTGGCTAAGTATGGTGATCATTTGCCTTTGTATCGGCAGCAACAGATGTATGCCCGAGAAGGGGTTGAGCTCAGTGATAGCACCTTAGGCGATTGGGTCGGTGCTTGTCACCAGTTATTGCGCCCATTGGTCGATGCACTGCATCAGCATGTGTTCAATGCAGATAAGCTACACACTGACGACACCCCAATTGCGGTATTGGCCCCGGGCACAGGTAAAACCCGGCAAGCGCGATTATGGACTTATGTTAGAGATGATAGGCCTAGTGGCAATCGTGATGCACCCGCAGTCTGGTTCCGTTATTCACCAGACCGTAAGGGCATTCATCCGCAAACGCACTTGCAGCATTACACTGGAATCCTGCAGGCGGATGCTTACGCTGGCTATAATGCGCTGTATGCATCGGGACGTATTCTGGAGGCTGCCTGCTGGGCACATGTGCGACGGAAGTTTTATGATATTCATGTCAGTCGGCCTTCGCCTATTACGACGCATGTGCTGGCAGAGATCGCCAAGTTGTACCAAGTAGAGTCTGCCGTGCGTGGTAGTCAGCCAGAACAGCGCAGAGCAAAACGGCAAGCTGAGTCAAATGCGATTGTCACTGGACTACATGTCTGGCTCACTGAGCAAATAAAAACCTTGTCACGTAAATCCGTGACCATGGAGGCCATCACCTATGCCTTCAATCAGTGGTCGGCGTTATCTCGCTATTTGAACGACGGACGCATTGAGATTGATAATAATGCGGCAGAGCGGTCTGTGCGCGGGATTGCGATTGGGCGTAAGAACTATCTGTTTCTGGGTTCTGATTTAGGCGGTGAACGCGCTGCAACGATGTATAGTTTGATCGGCTCAGCCAAACTCAACGACATTAACCCTGAGGCATATTTGCGCCATGTCTTGTCGGTGATTGCAGATTACCCTGTTAATCGTGTGGCTGAGTTGTTACCTTGGAATGTGACGTTAACAGACTAAAATAACCTGCTCATGTCAATACGGTGCTGGGCGGATGCTTACGTCTATTCGGGTAGCTGGCAACTTTAATCATAAGGAGCTAATACGATGCTAAATCAATTACCACAAACTGGATTTGTTAAATTACCAACAATCCTATCAGTAATTCCTGTTTCAAAGTCTACATGGTGGGCTGGTGTAAAAACTGGCAAATATCCAAAATCTATTAAGCACGGCAGTTCAACCTTTTGGAAAACTGAGGACATTAACAGCCTTATCGAAACTATCGCGAGGGGGGTTTAATGTATGCACGCCACTGTTGATGGAGTTGCCCATGGATAATCGCAACAATCCTATTCCTCGACCTCAAAAGGTCATTCATTTCAGAGGAAGTCTAACAATCAGCCATATTCGCGGCCAATGGTTTCCGAGTATGAAAGATGGCGCATTTGTAGTTATCTGGGGTCGCTCTGGTCAATGCTTTGCATATCTTCATGACTTTGATTTACCGAGCAGAAACTATCTTATTGAACAGTGCAAAAGATGTGTTGATTCTGCCGAATATCCACATGGCTTACCTACTTGGATGCAGCAATGTCAGTCCGTGTAATGGCAAAAGTATGGGAGTTCTACCCTAATGGAGGCACAGAGTTATTAGCTCTTCTTGCACTTGCTGATTGGTCAGATGATGAGGGTCGCTGTTTTCCTTCAATCAAGTCAATTGCAAGCAAAATACGCTTAAAGGAACGGCAAGCACAGCGTGCGGTTAACAAATTGATAAATGATGGGTTTGTAAGAATACTCAATAACAAATTTGGTGGCAGACCTGGATCAACTCGAAAATATCAAATAATCATTATCAAACTAACGGGTGTCACGCAAGACACCCCTAAACATGAGACGGGTGTCACGCAAGACCTAGACGGGTGTCATATCAAGCCATATACGGGTGTCACGCAAGACACCCTAACCACCATAGAACCATCATTAACCACCAAGCAAAACACGAAAGCAAAAATAACGCTTTCGTCTGATGGTAATTTTGAGAATATTGAACAGCATTTAGTCGTTTGGAAAAATGCTTATCCACATCTTGATGTAATGACTGAGATTAGAAAAGCTGGTTCGTGGTGCATATCGAATCCAAAAAAATCTCCAAAATCAAACTTTCCTAGATTTTTGAATGGATGGTTATCAAGGTGCATTGTGGGAACTTCAAACGGTGACATCATGGATGGTGTCCTATGAGCAACGTTCACAACTTACTCAATCGTTTGGATAAGGTTAAGAAAACTGGCAAGGATAGTTGGAAGGCATGCTGTCCAGCTCATAGAGGCTCTAAGCAAAGCCTAGCTATCAAAGACGATAACGGCAAAGTATTAATTCACTGCTTTTCAGAAGGTTGCGCGATTGATGATGTACTTGGATCTGTTGGATTAACCTTTGCAGACATCATGCCTGACCGTGTTGGCGAATCAAAAGCCAACAAAAAACCATTTTACGCTAGTGATGTACTTCAAATTGCTAGAGATGAAATTCTAATAGCTTACCTGATTGTTAAAAGGTTACTTGAAAGGGCTGGCAATTCAAATGACTCGCAGCGATTGATTACATGCGCTAATCGTTTACGTCATGCCTGTGAAGTTGCTAACGATGGAAATGGTGTGCCAGTGATGGAAGTGGCAAAGAATCAAAGAGTCATTGAAAGGACTTTAAATGCGCAATGAGAAATTAGCTGCTTTCGATGACAGTGCTCAAAATTCTCAAGGTTATTTGAACTCACTCATGATCGATGAGAGTGAATTAAACAGCTACATGAATGATCGTGACGCTTCTGAGCATGCAAACGTTAAACCTGCTAGTGAGTTTCTGAACGATCTAATCACTTACTTCAATTCAGATGGTGCCTATTCTGGGTCTAGTCTGCCATGGGAAAAAACTTATGAGCAGTTCAGATTGCGCCCAGGTGAGGTTACTTTGTGGGCTGGCTTCAATGGTTCAGGTAAGAGCTTAGTCCTTGGTCAAATAATGTTGCATCTGCTCAAAGACCAGAAGGCGTGTATAGCCTCTTTAGAGATGAAACCTGTCACAACACTAGCGCGCATGTGTCGGCAAGCACTAGGCTCAAACAATCCAACCGATGAATATGTGAAACGCTTCTGTGAACGCGGTGGTGACAAGCTTTGGCTTTATAACCAACTAGGTACGGTTAATTCCGAGCGCATTATTTCAGTGATCCACTTTGCAGCGGAGAAGCTAGGTGTACATCACTTCGTCATCGATAGCTTGATGAAGTGCGGCATTTCAGATGATGACTACACAGGCCAGAAGCGTTTTGTAGACAGGCTATGTGCTGCAGCTAAAGACACAGGATGCCATATTCATTTAGTTGCGCATTCTCGCAAAGGCCAAGATGAATTAACACCACCTGGCAAGATGGATGTTAAAGGTTCAGGCTCGATTACTGACCAAGTTGATAACGTAATGACGGTATGGAGAAATAAACGCAAGGAGCAGGCTATAGCTTCAAGCAAAGCAGATGAAAAAACGCTTAGTGAATCAGACACGCTTATCATTTGCGATAAACAGCGCAATGGTGAATGGGAAGGAAAAATTGGGCTTTGGTTCAATCAGGCAAGTATGCGATTTTTAGAAAGTAGGAATAGCTTTGTGGGGGTGGCTGACTAATATGGAAAACCACGATAAATATTTAAAGGCATCTGAAATATTGACTTCTAGCTTAAGAACTATATCACTGGCGTTAGAAACAATTCTATCAAAAATTGAAAGTAGCTCTACTTTTTCTAGAGACCTTAAGGCAATAACCTCAATGATAGATCTTGCTATAAACATATCTGATGATTTGGCTAGAGAGTTGAGCAGTAAAAATAAAATTGATGAAGAGAATGCAATTTTGCATTAATTAAAAGGAGATATTAAAAATGAGTAGTTTTATAGACTTTTTGCTTGGATATGGTGGGGCTCATGGGAATATTACAGGTAAAGCTTCATTATCAGACGTTATGCAAGGTGCTGGTGCTGGAGTATTGGCTATGGGGGCTTATCAATCGGCTGATGCTCAAAAGCAGATGTATGATTTTCAGGCACAGTTAGCACGTAATAACTCAGTCATTAATGACAATATGGCTAAAGATGCTTTGGCGCGTGGTGCGACTAATGTTCAGAATGTCCAACTAAGAACGGCTAATCTTAAATCAGATCAGCGTGTTGCGATGGCTGCTAATGGAATTGATATGGGCGGTTCAGGTACTTCTGCGGATATTCTCGGTACGACGGATTTCATGGGTGCGCGTGATGCGATTACCGCACAACATAACGCTGATATGGAATCATGGGCTTATCAGAATAAATCATTGCAAGATACCTCTAATGCCAATATGTATCAATCAACATCAGATTCAATAAATCCGTTTATGTCGATGGGTACATCATTGCTTACTTCAGCTAGTGCTTACGCTAAAAATCTATATGTAAGCAATGTTGCCCGTGGTGTTGGTGTAGTAGCTGGTGGATGGTCACCTAACACTTCATATGGATCTACAGATTTTTGGAAGGGGCAAAAATAAATGACTTTAATAAAACATAAAGCTGAGCAAAAAGAAATTATTAAAGAACAGTCACCACATTTAGAACTTGATGTTGATTCAACAAAGCCTGAATCTAACTTTCCGATTGGATTTGCTGACAGGGTTAAAGCCGCTCGTTTACGCAAAATGAATAAAGGTGATGGTAATGAAAATAACGGCTAAAAAAGCAGGTAAAACAGTTACTTTTACGCAACAAACTGCCGATGTTATTTGTGAACATATTGCTAGCGGTATGAGCCTTCGTGGGATATGTAAGATGAACGGTATGCCAGCTGCTTCAACGGTATTTAAATGGTTAAATGAAAACACTAAATTCTCGGAGCAATACGCGCGCGCGAGGGATGAACAAGCAGAAACACTAGCCGATGAAATGATTGATATTGCTGATGGTGCAAGTTCACCTGTTATGGTTGAAGGATTGCCATTAATGGTTGACGGTAAGCCTGTAATGATTACAACATCTGAAGCCATTAATCACGCAAGGTTAAAGATTGATACACGTAAATGGATAGCGTCTAAGCTCAAGCCTAAGAAATATGGAGATAATTCTAAAATTGAAGTTGAGCTATCAACTGGCCTAGCAGATAGGGTTAAGGCGGCTAGGGAGAGAGCTTCAAATAAAAGTTTAGGATAATTAGCATTGTAATGTACCTATGAGTTGATGAAATCAAATTCGCCAATACTAGGAATTTTGGATTTATACTAAGCTTACTATCTAGGTTAGCAATTGTAATTTACTTAAAATATACTTGATTGGCAAAAATATGGAAAACAGACAGACCATTAATGAAAAATTATTATGGATTCCTTTGATTGCCTTGGCTTCAGGTATAGGGATTCCTAGAATATTTATTGATTTAGCAGAGAGCGGTTGGCAGGATAGATTGTATTGGGGAATCCTCTCAGCAATGATTATGTTTATTTATGTAATCTTTAAGAAGCTAGGAATCAAATACCCGAAATTATTAATGCGTTCAAATAACTCCATTGCAGGTATGACAGCTGTTATTTTCTTTGGCAGTTTGATGGTGTCTGGACTTTCAATATTGTTCGCTATACTACCTTTACCTGGTTGGCTGCACATTTCGCTAGCAATTGTTTTAAGCTTGTTTGCCTTGTCGCTGATGGTGAGTGAAACCAGTCATGGTTCTTAATGATTAAGCCCCTTTGTATTTTCATTATTATTCTATTCAGCTTTCCTGTTGGGGCCGAACAACATCGTAGCCAAAAAGCCAAAGTAATATTCAAATACTCGCACCCATGCCCGTCTACTGGACACAATAAAGGTGCATGCCCTGATTCCGTTATTGATCACATCAAACCGTTAGCTTGTGGTGGCTTGGATGATGCTTCTAACATGCAATGGCAGGCTAAAGCAGAGGCAAGATTTAAAGACAAGTGGGAACGTAAAGGCTGTTAAGTTGTGCCAAGTTAATTAAGAGCATTATGCTGATTTAAATATAGGGCACATTAACGTTATATC